ATACATCTAATTTTAGTGGGGCCAAAGTATTTGTGATATGTGCAGCTATATCAATCATAGATTTTTCGCTTTCTTTATTTCATCCGCAATAGCATTTAATGCACCTGGTTTACTAAATTCAAATCCTCGTGTAAAGAATGGATTTGGTGCAATTGGTCCCCATGTTACTTTCTGGCGTTTCCCCTTTTTCGTAACATATTTACTTCCGGCACTCCGCCCGCCTTCTATGATATGGCCGTGGTAGGCTTTACCTGTGTGCACCTTGGCTTCACCATCTTTTGCTCTTTTTATTTTAATGTTACTTTTCAATTTATTTTTCTTATTTTTAGATTTTCCTACTGGCACTTCTTTCTCAACAGCTTCTTTGACTACTTTTGCTCCAGCATTAAGTGCTTTATTTTCTTCTTCCTCTTCTAATGGCAAATTCATTAGATTTTGCATTAAAGCGTCCATACCTTGTATTTCAAAATTCATCTAAACCACCTCTTTTAAAAAGATTGTGAGCCACTGATTATCTCCATTATCATTCACAGGTGGTGAATCCATTTCGTATGTTTTGCCAGCTACTTCAACCCGCATGTTTTCAGTAATATCCTTACGGTATCGAATGCCAATAACACATTTCCCCTGCCATTGTGTAGCATCAGAACTAAATAATCTGTAACCTTTTGCAGTCTTCAATTCCGCCCATACCGTTACGTGTTTAGTCCATTCTTCACTTGGCCATCCATTAGTTATCGTACCTGGTGGACTTAAGAAAGTAGCGCGCTTGTTCATACGACCTGCGTTATTGTTGTTGCGATAGTTCATCAGGATCCACCCACTTTAACTGTAAAATCAACGACTGTAAGCCGTATGGGATAGGTTGTTGAGCTGTTTTAATTGTGGAAGGCGTAATAGCTATACGATTCTCGTAAAAGTGCGTAGCGAGTATCATAATAGCTAAACGATGTTGGGCAAATACCTCTTTGTCCTCCACAATCAAATAATAATCATTTGGCTGTTTCACTCCTGCATTCTCCAAATATAAAATGGATGATTGCAGAATAGTAGAAAGGGAACGATCCTCGTCATTCCCATCAATCCGTAAATATTCTTTAAGCTCATCCAGTAATGGCATTAAGCATCACTCTTTTCATCTGTGGAGGGCTGTTTTGAAGCTTGCTTTGTAGTAGCTTTTTTAGGCTCTTCTACGGCTTTTAGGAATGCTACTCCATATTCTTCATGGACTTCGGTCAAAGCCTCTGCACGTGCTTTAACAAGCTTTTTACCATTGGCTGGATAGTTATCACCTATCTCATAAATATGGCCGTCATGATTATTTTCTTTGAAACGATTAATTACCTTGTACACTCAGTTCACCTTCTTTCTTTAACTAAAAAGAGTGGCTATCCAACTAAGGAGTAGCGACTACGTCTGCGATACGGAAAGCAGAATTTAATGAACGTTTTTGATCATACCAAGCAGTTAATACAAACTTGTAATCACCAGTATCAACATCTTTTGCAGTATCGTAGGTCATTGCATCATAGTTAATGCGGAAATAGTTGAAGTCACCAACAATAGGCTTTGTTGCTGCATCCATAAACTCAGTAGGCTTTCCAATTACCTTTTCAGGTGGCACGTCAAAGAAGTTAGTTGTCCCATTTGACAAGTCCTCAATCATGTCTAAATAATCTGCGTAACGCATAACCACTTTTGCATTTTCACGGAAATCTTCATGTAAATCTGCAATTGCAGCTTTAATTGCTTTTAACATTGTTGCTCCTGACACACGTTTAATATCAGTACCATTGTAGAATGACATATGACCTAAACCTGCTTTTGGTGTATTAGCTAGAGCGTCTTTTTTCTCTTTAGCAGCTAATCCGGATTTTAGAGCATTCTCCACATATTCCACTAATTCAACATCTGTGCCGTGAATTACAGTATCAGAAATTTTTACTCGAACCTTTGATTTGAAACGACCAAAAGTTACTGTATCCCCTGTTAATTCCATCTCTTTTGCTGTTTGTTCATCAAGAACAAAATCATCATCTACAAGTTCGTATGCGATTTTCGGTAATTCTAAACCTTTAATAGCACTCACTTGAGCAACATCACGCAATTGATTTTTAGCAAACGGTTCATGTACTAGTTCTTTTTGCATGTTTGTAGGAAGAAGCTTATCTCCACCTGTTGAGTTTCCTCCTGGTAAAGCAATTAAAGCTTTAACATCTTCTGAAACTGCTCTTCCTTGAACTGCAGCCCTAATAAACTCAGCTTTGACAGCAACATTTTTTTGTTTAGGATCTTCAATCCCTGCTGTAATATCTTTTCGTTGTTCAAACTTTGCCTTTTGTTCAGCTTCCAGTTGATCATGTTGAGCTTTAATTACATCAAATCGAGCTTGCATATCATCCTTTTGATCTTTTAAAGCTGTAATATCTTCACGTGTTGCTTGTGGATCGATGGCTTTTGCGGTTAAATCTTTATCAATCTTTGCTACTTGTTGACCAATAGTAGCCATGTTTTGTTTTAATTCGTATAATGTTGGCATTTATATGCCCTCCTTTAGATTAAGTTTAGTGAATGTAAATAAGTAAGATTCGCCTTTGAATCTGCAATAATGTTTTGCCTTTCTTCTTCAGTAAGGACTTCATTATTTGGCTGTAACAAGGCTTCTGGAAGGTTTTTGAATTTCTTTGTATGTTCATTCGATAAACAAGCAACAGCCCTATTTGACCCTTCCACAACGTCACACAAGCCAATGTCGTAAGCTTGTTGAGCTGACAACCACGTTTCTTCATCCATCATTCGTTGTATTTCTTCTTGCGATGTCTTTCCATCGATCTTTGACATATATGTTTCTATTTGCATGCCATTAATTCGATCTAAATCATCTGCGACTTTGCGTAATTCACTAGCATTTCCGAAAGCACCTGTCATTGCGTTATGGATCATTAACATTGCATTTGAGGGCATTCTCACTTCATCACAGCAAGCCACAATGTCACTCGCAATAGATGCTGCTAATGCATCCACATGAGCAATTGTCCGTGCCTTATGTCGTTTCAACATGTTTCCAATGGCGATTCCTTCAAACACTGAACCACCTGGACTATTTACGTATATATGAAGTTCATTGACGTCACCGACAGCATCTAGTTTTTCTTTGAAAACCACCGATGACATTTCGCCAAGTTCTTCCCATGCCCATGGAGTAATTTCGCCCAAAATAAAAACATCCGCTGATTTACCATCAACCGATGCTTTAACATCAAAAAATGTTTTCTTTTTACTCATTCTCGTTTCCACCTCCTTCCACAGTTGATGCAGCAGCAGAGGACTTACGCAATGCCGGATCCATTTCCTGTGGATATAAGTCTCCAGAAATCCAAAGCACATTTGCCTTGCCACCCATTGGTGCCAAATCTTCTAGCATTCGTACCTCATCAGGCTTCATTGCTCCACTACGTAACATCGCTTGATAGAAGTTAGTACGTGCTGTTGTATCACCTCGTAAAAGGCCACCAAGGTTAAATTTAAAGTACATACCTTGCTTTCGATCAGCTTTTGTAAGTAATTTCCGATTAAATTCATGTTCATATTGGCGTACAATCGGCAAAAGAGTCATGTTTACAAACTGAATCATTAATTGTTCGTTTGAAGCCATTGTGCCACCTTCCACATCATTCAAGAAGGATACAGGTACATTATAAACATTGGCCACCCTTGAGCGTGTAATTCGCTCTGATGCCAATGTATCGGATGCAAAGTATTGTTTTTTCATTTCGGTGATTTCAACACCTGGCTCCTGCATTAAAATGCCACCATTTTCTTGATAAAAACGTCTAAAATCAGCTATTACTGCAGCTCTTTTGACTTCATCCAAGTTAGCCGCATACTTCAAAATAAATGATTCCTTTTTCTCCATTTCAGAAAGTGAAAACTCTTGAACTGCCTTGTCGTACTTGATTGTATTGGCCAATACTTTCAATGGCGATAAACCTCTAATACGAGCAGGTCCTCGAATATGCTTAACGTGTACCATGTCTGTATTTGCTACAAACATCGTCCCACGCTCTCCTTGGACTTGGTACCACAACAATCCGTCATCTTTATTGATAAATTCAGTAACACATGATGGATCCAGTGGAATAATTTCATTTGGTCGTAGCCGTATATCACGTAAAATAATCGCGTACCCATTACCTGTTTCATTTCTACTTACTTCTAAAGCGTTTAATAGATCGAAGCTACTCATATTTTGGTTTGGTTCATTTATGAGTACATCGGAAATATCATTTTGAATCACATCGTAATTTTGATGTAATTTAATAGGTAATGCTGAAATTGTATTAGCAAGCCGACTAATAACGCTGAAAACTGTTTCATTCGTTGCTAATTGACTGTTATCGATACCCCAAAAGGTTCGTCCAAACCAATTGGAGAAATCCCATGTGGAACCCTTCCATCCTGTACTAGCTCCTGCATATGCCATGTATGCTGTAGTTTTGATACGTTGCCATAACTTCAATTTCTCACCTCCCCCTTATAATTCATGAATAGAAATAAAGCTGATATTGCCTTCTCCACTTTCATTTGTTGAAAATCTTGCTTGTACAAATGCTGTAATTACTGCTGCAATTGGATCGATTCGTTCTCTGGACTTTGATTTTGATAGTTTAATACTTTCATTGGCTGCCATTTCAGCAATAGCATTGCCGACAGCCCAAGCAAGTACTTTATCACCAACATGTGTGATTCTTTTTTGTTGGTCATTGTTCTGATATACATAATCTCTGAACTCTTTTGTTGGCTCAGATAATGTAGGGAACCCTTGACGGACCTCCACAATGGTTAACCCATAGTTAGCCATATTTTGAGCAAACTGCGTGGCACCGTATGGATCATAACAAAATAGAATTACATTCAATTCATTGTTATTGATGAAATCTAAAATCCATTGTTCTACAAAGCTATAGTCAACTACGGCACCTGGTGTAACATCCATCCAACCTTCTTCTATCCATACATCATATGGCACTTTATCCTTCGCTCTACGCTCCGCTAACGCTTCTTCAGGCATAAATGAGTGTTGTCCAACATGAAAGCCGTAGTCAGTAGGGAAAACGTAACCCACCGAAGTTAAGTCAATCTTCTTCGATAAATCGACTCCTATATAAACATCACGGCCACACACCTCAAAGGATTCAATTTGTCCTGCTTTCCACTTATTAGCAGGAATGTAGCCCCCTTCTTTCATGTCCACCCATATATTCATAGTCTTTGTTAAGAATGACCTCATTTTTTCAGGAACATCAAGAGCAGTCTTTAAGTCAGATCGAATGGATGCTAAACCTTCTTCATAAGTAGCTACAATAGGATTTGCTTTAATCCAATTACTTTCATCCTTTATGTCATCCCCTGGATCAAGTTCACAAATGATACCGAAATAATCATCGTTCGCTGTATCATCATCAGGATTTAATATGCGTGAAACATATTCGTATTCAACAAAACAAGGCCTACTTAAATCAAACCCTGCCGTGGTGATAACAAACATTAGTGGTTCTTTACGAGCAACCATCCCTGATAGTAAAACATCGTAAATTTCAGATGTTAAATGGTTGTGGTACTCATCCACAATTCCTACTGATGGGTTCTTGCCATCCCCTGTTTTACGTGTTTCACGGGATAACGGAACAATGACGGACCCATTATTGAAGACTTCAATTTTGCCATACGCTTCTTTCCACCTACCGTCCAACAACTCACTGGAATTTATCCCATCTCGAACAGCAATATACACCTCGTCTGATTGATCTTTCTGCCATCCAGCGATATACATACGCTGTTTCTCATCTCCAAGGAAGGCGATATAAGAACCAACAATTGCTAAGAATTGAGACTTAGCATTTTTACGAGCTAGCTGAATGTAAACCTTACGGAAACGACGAGCTCCGTTTCGCTTCTTTTTGAAACAGAAGATATTTACAGAGATAAATAGTTGAAAATCATTAAGTTGAACCTTTTCACCAGCTAATACACCTTCAACGTGTTCAAACTCATTGGCCCACCAATAGAAATCCTCGGCCACTTCTTCATCAAAATAAAAAGGACTGTCATCATTTTGACAATCCTCATAATCTTTTATAAAGCGTTGAACCGCCCATTTGTGTTTAATACTAGCCTTAATTTCCCCACTTAGAATATCATCACAGTAGTTAAAGACCCGTTCTAAAACCCAATTCATAATCTATCACCAAATCGCTTCTGGGCCTCGGTTTTGCCTTCCACAGTTGAAGGGGAAGGAATGACTAATTTCAAACGAGATGTAATAGTAAGCCCAAGATCAGCAGCTGCAGAACGGCATTCGTTAAACAATGTATTTTTGGTTCTTTGCAACTTTGGATAATCCTCATTAGCAATCGTAATTTTCTTGCCATTTTCCTGCTCAACTGTCTCTGTTGGTTTGATTTTTCGTATGTCCTTCACTAGTTGTAAGTACTGATGTTTCGAGTCCAGATACCTCGCTAAAGAATCAACATCAAGCTCACTGAAAATTTCAAGCGCTACAAGCTTTTCAGCAATCTCTGCAAATTCCTTCTTTTGAGCAGCCGTTAAATACGATGGAATTTCAATGTTTTCAGTCGGTCCACGCATCTTTTCTTCATGTTTTTGACGCTTTTTTATATCATCTTTGGTTAAATGTTTAGAACGGCCATTCCCTAGAATCACTTGCAATGGCTGCTTATTTCGACCTGCCATACTATCACCTCACTTTCATTTTCCTTAGCCTTCCAGAAAAAATATTCAAAAACGGGTTTTTCTGCGAGGAAATCGGTCAGCCGGTGTAGGGCCCCCTGCCCTATGGGAAACGAATGGAGGGGGGATACCCTATTTCTTACCGTACTTCTGTACATCCTCGGTCGTCTTCTTGTTATGACAAGATTGACAAAGCAATTGTAAATTGTTTTCATCTAATCGCTTGGACCAGTCAGCATTTAGTGGCACGATGTGGTCGACAAGAACCCCGACTGTGATTCGCTTTTCATTTAGGCAATGCTGGCACAAACCGTTGTCTCGAATCTTGATGTAGTCACGGCATTTAATCCATGATGACGAATGGTAAAAGCGGTCATGCTTTTTGTTACGATTGTACTTGTCATAGTACCGGTTGTTGTCTGCCTTGGTTGTCTTATGTTGTTCGCAATATCCATTACGTGTTAGGTTTGGACATCCTGGTTTATTGCATGGTCGTAAAGGTTTACTATTCATACTGCTCTACCTCTTGCTTAACCCTTGCCATGGACTGTGCTATTTTGTCCCTTAGCTGTGCCTCGTCCTGTATTAACTGCCTCAACTTATTAGCATCTGCCCACTTCATCCTACGGTGTAGCTCACGCATCTTTGCCTGTAGCTCACGTATCGATTCATCTGTATAAAAACAGACATACTCACGTCCACAGTTAGGACAGTTGAAGTATGTCTTTTGGACTTTGTTATTTAGTTTGTCTAACTTGAAGTGTTGGACATAGAACCTATGACCGCATGACTTGTTGCACTTAGCAATGATTGGTTCCATGTTATTCACTACCTTGTAATCGTGTTGGCGATTCATTGTAGAACATTGCATTCGTTTTATGAAATTGCATTTTACAATTACCACAAGCTAAATGTTCTGGACCTGTTTCATATACATGATAGCTCCCACAGTTATCACATCCAATTCCTTTGTCAATGCCATCCAACTCATCAGCCAATGCACCTGCATGCTTTGCGATTGCTCGTAACTTTAATTTAGATTTATCATCGAAATTCAATTCAATAGTGATTGCAGACTTTCGTTTTGACGATTGTTTCTTTAAGTCCCCGTAATACGGAAGGTTACTATCCTTCCTCTCATCGTAAGGCTTAGGTAAGACAGGTCCTCCACAAATAGGACAAGACACACCCTCTAAATGTCTACCTTTAAATACATGAGACGAGTCATTCATACATTCACAAACTTGCATTATTCATCCCTCCACAATTCATTTACTTTTTGCCTTTTCAATTGAGTCACATATTGCAATGACAGCTATGGCTATCCAAACTGTTGTAATAGAGAAGACATCACGTTCATACCCCTGATAAACTCCAATCATATTAACAACCGCGTTCCATACTATATAAATCCATAACAAAGTTTTAGCCATTCATACACCACCTTTTAAGGCATAATAAAAAGCCACATCAGATTGGATGTGACTTATCCTTTTTAAGAAATTAAATGTTTAAATTCCTTTACTATATCTTCGTATGCACTCACTTCGAAATAACAGAGATTAGCAGGAGGAATCACTCTTGGAATAAATCTATCTCTTTCATTTTCAATGCTATCCCTAATTTGAGTAAGTTCTAACCTTACTTTATCTTTATCATGTTTTCTTAAACCATCAAATTTTACTTTTAAATGTTTGAAGCACCAAGTTTTTTCCGAATTAAATATTCCCAAAAGTTTACTTTCACCATTCTTTACTAGCACTAATTCATAGTTTGTAGATGTCATTCTTATACAACTCCTTTATATTTAATACTTATAATTGTACATCAGCTTTTACCAATTACTTATGATAGTTAAAAAAACCACCCAAATTAGAGTGGTCTTATTATAAAGGAGGTATTACTTTTCTTGTTTCCGTTCATTATAATCTCGTCTCAAGGCATAATAAAAAGCACCTCTGAAGAGATGCTTAGTTTTTTTTGAAGTATTCAATATCTTTTAAAGGTACTTTAGCAAATAGCCCGTCTTCAAAATGAAGTAATACATAATCTTGAAAACCACTATCGTAGAACTTCTCGATAGTTACTTTTTTATCATTAAGTTGATTATGGATTCTTAACTCTTCTAATTTTTCCAACTCACCTTTTCCACTACAAACAGGACACGTTTCATATTGAGTAATACCTGAATTACCCATCCATAAATTAGTATCATAATGAGAAGGAGAATTTTGGTCGTATCTATCCCATTGTCTTTCCCATTCTTCTGTCTCTGCTTTACCATTACCAGCACACTTAAAACACTTAACCATTTCAATCACCTCCATTCTACCTATATCATAGGATAAATGGAATGTATTGTCATTATAAGAAATTTAAAGATAATAAAAAGCCACAATTCATAAGTGTGACTAATCGGATTCTAATTGTTCTATTGTCTCGTATGGTGTTGCTTGTTCTTCTAAAGGTTCATTCGGTTCAACTTGAGAAGCTTTTAACCATCGCTGTTCATTCGTTTTTTGTGCATAATTTACTTTGACATCATCAATACCGAAATCATATTCAACAACTACAGCATCAAGTTTAGATGCTTTTACAATCACTTTATCTCCAGGACAATAATAAGGAATTTTATATTCACAATCACCGTAATACCATTTGATTGGCATCAAGTATCACCTCACCTTAGTTGTAACCGAAAATATAATAAAAAGCCACACCTTGTTAGATGTGACCTTTAAAAAATTATACTTTATTAGAATCTTGCTTTACTTTTTTCTTTAAAATTTGATAGTTACTTTTATTTTTTTCAAGGGCTTTAAAAGCTTCGCTTAATAAATCCACATTCGATTTGGATTGACCTACAATTACTGGACCTATTCCTTTATAAGATGAAGTTAAAATCATAATATCTCCCCTTTTAATCATTTCCTAAAATAGGTATACTTCTATCTTGCACTTTTGATATCTTTTTCTCAATCTCTTCTTTTTGTTTTGTCAATTCGTGATTAGCCAGTCTATCTTTCCATATGCTATACAACTCTTTAGTATGAGTAAACAGCATATCTTTACTATCATTTCTTAGATAACAATAAATGTCATAGTTTCTATCAACAAATCTACAGAAAGATGTTGCAAGAGGATTAAAAGCCAATTTTTCATCTGCTAACCCACTTGTCATAGCTGCACTGAAAAATTCCAACTCATTAGCTAAATCCAGAACATTAGATTCTGCTTTGTGAGCAATACTTGCCAAGATTTTATCATCAAGTTTGAAATTAGAATTAAAATCAAAAGTTTTATTTTCAATACTCTCGAAAGTCATTGCAATATCAAAATTCAAAGAACGCAACACCTCATCATTCTTCGGAATAAATTGGGTAGCAAACCAATTTAAATATTCAATGCTTTTTTCAACAGATGCTCTTTCATTTTTAGATTTAATATCTTTTTTCATCACACCTAATTGTTTAATTGCTACTACAATACCTCCAAATAAAGCCATACCTGCAATGTAATATCCTATTTCAATTACTTCTTTAAATATTTCAAAATTAGACAAATATATCCCCCATTCACTACTATATATATCATTATAATATCAAAAATTGTATATATTTGTATTTAATAATATTTTGATACTTTTTTAATTGATATATTTACGAAATGGAAAGTGCTTGTTTCCGACATACACGTACAAGCGAACGTGTTTATTTTGTAAAAATATTTTTGTTAGCGTATTTCCGTACGCTTTTGATAAAACTTGATAATATCAATTTACACTGTTTTTTAGCGTAATTCACTATACCTCACAATTACGCATTAAAATATACCCTTTAAAACTAAAGCTCCTATACCTAACCAACAGATTAAAGGTAACTTGACTTCGGTTTGTTCAACAAATATTTCCCTCAACATCTACATCCACCCCAATCGTTTAGCTGTTTCATCAATTAACATATTTCTCTTACGCAATACTCGTTGTACTGACATGTATAATTTATCTGCAACAT